GGGCTTGCACTGCCCACTCTAAATCAAACAACTGCCCATCACGCAATGGGGCATCGCGCAACAGTGCCACAATGTCTAGCTCTAACGCCTGTAAAGCCTGTAGCAGTCGGCGCTGGTGGCCTTCGGCTAAAGCAATGACATCATCAAGCCTGTCCGTCTGTGCCGACATTCTGCGCTTCTACAGCATCCAATAAAGTATCGCCACCGGCTACATTTTCCAGCCCGATCTTCTGCCGCACTTCGTTTGGCGTAACCAATCCGCTATCAATGTGGTATTTGTAGATCTGCGTTGTCTTATCAAAGTCGCCTACCGCCGTAGTCTGTTCGTCAATCTCAGCATGCGCTTGCGCTAACACTTCGTCATCAAGCACAAGGTCTGCCACTTTCTTATCAATCTCCCGCAGTAACGTCACGGATTTAACGCCAGACGCTCTAGCCTGCTGCAAGAATCGCAACTCAGATTCGTAATCTCGCAGATCGAACGAATCAGGGTAGCTAATCATCACCTCATGGGTAGTGTGGTTTTGCCAGTTACAGTAAAAGCCCCACAACTGCTCTTCAGCCAACTCTAAAATGTCGGCCTTCTCACTGAGCTTTGCGTTTAACATTTGAAATTCTGTTTGCAATGCTATGCCAGACTGCTTCACAGCTTCTGTACCGCGCACTGCGCCCATGTGAGCCATTCTATTGATGCACTCAATTTTGTCTTGTATGGACGCTCTGATAGCGTCTAGGTTGCCGCCAGAGGGTTGCATTTGATACGGCGTCAGCCCTGAGTCTAGGTCATCACTAACATTGATTATTGCGCCTGCCCCTGCGCTTGCGTCTGTGTCAAACGTCTTTACCAGCGTCGGGTGATTGCTAATGCGAATTAGTTGTTCAATTTCGCTTAATTCTTGGTAGATGGCTTTCTGCATATACGCGATATCACAAATGTCGCTGATGCCAATGCCTCTAACAATTGAGCGGTTAGCAGGCAAGTACACTGCCGGTATTTTGCCAATCGGGTTATCAATCTGATCGATCACCTGATGCTCTGCGCCGTCGTATCTTATGAGCTTAATTTCATCTGGCGTCCACTCTCTAAAGTGCGTGACCGTATGCGTGCCGTCAATTCGGTTTACAGACTCTCGGATCTTTAAGTACACAAGCTGATGCCTGCCTGATGCCTGCCGCTCCCACTTCCAATCATAAACATTTTCGGGCGTTATCAGCGTGACATACGGCCTGATCTCTTGCTCAAGCTCCTCTGCCCTTGTGCCAGCTTGTGAGCGCGGTTTGTCCATTAACAACCAGACATGCCCATAGACGCTAGACCAAATCTGCGCCTCCCGCATGAATGAATTAAAGCTCTGCCCGTCTAGGTTTGCGTCTCTAAGAAACTGCTCAAGCTCTGGCGAGCCTTCCATGCCAGCAAAGTTTCGGGTTGGCAATATGCGCCACAAAAACGACGAATAAATATGTATGACGTTCTTGCAGTGGTTGTCTAGCGGAGTTAGGCCAATACGTCGATCATACGCCTTTGTATCCTCATTAAGATACTTTGACAGATACGAGCCGTCTTGGTAATCCTGCCCGCCCATGTAACTGCGCAGATAAAACTCCCAGCGATCTACGTTATTCTCAAAGTCTGGGTGCTGATATTCAATGTCTACATTAATCATGTCCACCTCTGCGGAGGCTGTGCCGCGTGAGATTTTTTAATGGGGAATAAGTAATCAACAGCATATCCAAGCGCATCGTTCATGTGGTCAAACCCATCCTTTTCGGGCTGGCTTGTGCCTTCCTTGTAAACATGACGCTCTAATGACTCAATTACCTTTTTGCATTTAGGGTTAACGAACAGATGCCGTTTGCCGTCTTGCGACTTAAGCCGTGAATTAACAGCATTTATTCTGTCCCTTATAGCAGTATGCGCGTTCCTAACTTTTACGTTAAAACCGGCATTTTGCAAAATAGATAGATCAGTCCTGCCTCCTGCGCTGGTCTTGCGCTGGCGACAAGCTGGATCAGGGTATATTGTAACACTACTGTTTTTGTAACGCTCTTTGATCTCAGCAACCATTTCGTCAGTGTTACTGCCAAACATTACTATCTCATCTACAACGTAGAGCGTGTCGGCCTTTCTTACCATTACGACTGCTGACATAGGATCTAAGTTGAAATCCATTCCGATATGCAAAGGCTCACTAGCCTGTTGATAATTCTGCATTGACTCTTTGCGCTCAAATGCGTAATAAATGATTCCTGCATAGTTAACAAATTGCGCCTGATATTCTTGGTCAAACGTGCGCTGATCTAAATCATTACGGGCCGCTGTTATTTCTTCCGCTGGGACATGCCCGCCTTCTAAGGTTGTAAATTGAAATGACGCCCAACCATCGTCATCTAGCCCCTTCCCCCAAAGCTCATAGAAATGGTTGCGGCCTTTTGGCGTGCCGATAAATAGCGCCGATCCTTGCCTGTCGGATAGTGATGGCCTGATAACTTCATACCACGCCTCTTTGCGCATATCAGCAAACTCATCAAGCACGCAGAAATCTAGCGCCCTACCTCTGAGGTTGTCTGGCTTCTCTGCCCCCTTTAAGCTAATAACACTACCGTTAAGCAATCTGAGAGTGAGTGAGCTTTCGTTAGTTTTCTGTATGTATTCTTGCGGGATGCCTTTAATAAGCATTTCCCATGCGATTTCTTTTGCGGCTTTATACGTTGGCGCTACATACCAAACATTTTTGTCATTGCCAGCTAATGCCGCATTTAATATCTCTGCCGTGGATAAAAATGTCTTACCGAAACGTCTGCCAGCCACGCATACACGAAACCGCTCACTAGCTTTAAATATAACAGTTTGTGGTTTAGTCAGTATCATCAGGCGTCAGCTGTATAACAACTGGTGGCAACTCCTGCGCCTCTGGCACAGCCTCTCTCCAACCTGCCTGTGTCTTTAAGTAAAAGATTTGCGCTGTCGTGTTACCGTCTGTAGCACTTTGCAGTAACGATTGGCTTACCCGCCCTATTGCTTTTGCCCTTCCTTTTTTATATGCGGCAGAAACTTCCTCATCACGTTGCATTATTGCCCGAAATGTACGCGTAGGTATTCCAAGGTAGTCGCATATCTGATCTTGATTCAGGACTGCGGCTAAGGTTTCTACCTGCGCCATTTGCTCTGGCGTCAGCTCAGTGCGCGGTCTGCCCCCCTTACTCATTAAATGCCTCGCCAGTATCAGCGTGTACGGCTTTCTTGCCTGTATAGTCCTGCCAGCGCTTAATGATTACGTCGCAGTATTTAGGGTCAAGCTCCATTATATATGCGTCAATGCCATGCTTTTCCGCCGCAATCAGTGTTGACCCAGAGCCACCGAAAAAATCTGCAATCGTTCGCGTGCTCAAATTGAAACGCTTAATTATCCACTCCATTAAAGAAACAGGTTTCTGCGTGGGATGCACCCTATTAGTTTTTTCGCTTGCCTGCGTAAATTGTCGCACGACACTGCGGAAGTTAGCCCATGCCAGTTCGCAATCTGTTTGGTCGCTTTGCCCGTTGTTTTTATCCCATACGAGCCAGCACTCGCTGTCGGGTAAAGCACTGCAGTAATAATTTGCACCCCACCAAATTTGCTTGGCATTTGGGTATAGCGAATAAATGAGCGTGAATGCGTCTTTAGCTACTGTTGCATCATCATCACCCAAAATGTCGCCATCATAGTTTTTCGACAACACGGCTGACTTGCTTACTGCATTCATGCCATAGGGAGGGTCAGTGTGTATCAAGTCGATGTAATCACCCTGCGTCAGCTTTTCAATGTCATCAGGGTCAGTCGCACTGCCACACATAAGCCGATGATTGCCCAGTATCCAAACATCACCCTCTACCGTTCTAGGCTTCTCTGGTGCTTCTGGTACTGCATCCTCGTCGGTCAGCCCCTCTACCTGCTCAGGCTCTAGCAGATGCTCTAGCTCATTAGAGTCGAAGCCAATTAAATCCAAATCAAACTCTAGCTCTTGCAGGCGTTTAAGCTCCACCATCAGAACGTCGGTATCCCAGCCAGCATTTAAAGCCAGCTTATTGTCTGCTATGACATACGCTTTTTTTTGCGCTGGCGATAAGCCCTGCAAAACAATACAAGGAACCTCTGCAAGGCCGAGTGCTTTTGCCGCTAAAAGACGGCCATGGCCTGCAATTAGCGTTTGTTCATCATCAACCAAAAGCGGATTAGTAAAGCCAAATTGTTTAATGCTTGCCGCAATTTGTAGCACTTGGCTTTCGCTATGTGTGCGGCTATTCATTGCGTATGGGATAAGACTTTCAGTCTGCCTGTATTCTACTTTCAGTCCATCAGTGGCGCGTAAATCGGCAGTGCCCATAAAACTCCCCTTGTATACCCGTCTTGAATAATGCCAGTGCGTATATTTTCATAGCCAATAGGGTACGTTTCTACCGTCCCATCATCAAAGGCGACTAAATACGTGCCCTCATCCTTAGGCATAACAGCGATGTCATGCCATTCGATAACCACGGCCTGTTTTATGCACGCCATGGTTTTGTAACCCATTTTTTGCGCCAATTAGGGTTTTCATAGAGCGCCCATTGTTCGCCTGCTTCTTGCCTGCTTTTCACGATCCATAGCTTTTCTGTTTGCACTCCGAAGACCACAGCCGCTCTTGCTTCACGATATGTTAAGTCAAGATGTTGCGCTATATCTGAAACTGTAAATTTAATGAGACCCAACGATAATAGACGATCAAGGTTTTGTGGTGCTTTGGCCCGCACTGTCCTCATGCTGTACTCCAAAATTCACTGGCTGATATTTTTCCATACTTACAAAAAAAGCCCGCAACTGTAAAAGCTCGCGGGCCATCGCTATTTGCTTGTTAGGCGTTAGCGCTTTCCAGTGGTATTTACCGCTGACGAATTTCTCCAGCATATCTTGACTGACCTTCGCAGTCTCGTTGCTCATAGTTTGGATGCCCTCGCGTGCCTTGATGCCTTATCCAGCTGTCTACCATAGCGCAGTAATGAACATGCTCGCGCTCTGCTTCGTCGTAGTCACCTACGCCAGCCACGCCAAAGCCAACTAGCAAAATGGTTATACCGATAATTTCTTTCATTGTCTAGACTCCTCCCCATTCTATAACTTCGATTTTTATGTCCCCGTATACCTTACTGCATTGGTCAATGCTCATTTCTATAGCCCTGCTATTGCGGCGGCAGATCAGCTTTTCCTGCGGCTTTTTATCAGAAGCACGCGCCCAACGGACGCGCACTTTGAAAGGGCATGAGGCTTCTGCAGTTTTTATCAGCATGACGCGGCTTCCGCTTGCTTGAATACGCTAGCAGACTTGAGCGTTTTTTCTAGCCTTAGACGTTGGTGCATCATTGCCTGCGTAGGGTTTTTATACTGTTTTTCTTGATGCGAAACATAATGAGTCAGCACATTGTAAAGCGCGTAACCGTTATGCCCCATCTCATTAGCGTATTGCCGCCACAGTTTGATACATCGCTCTAAGCGGCTATTCTGGCGTTGCGCCTCAAGCTCTTGCTTAATTCCTAGAAATTCTTTGAATACGCGAATCGCTACTTCTTCATTGACTGGCACCAGCATCATTTGCGCCCAATAATTCTGAGCGTTTTGGAATTGCTGAATCATAGATATTACTGACTCAGCGCCAGCCTGCACGTCGAGGGCATTAGTGTGCGTTGAAGAATACGAACCTACAATGTGCCCAAGTATTTGCCCATTGAGGCACTTCATTCGCAAGCCGCCTGCTTTGGTAAGGTATCTCGTAGATCCGTCAAATGAGTTTAAGGCGCACAACTGTAATGACGTTTGAGAATCATCCCCATAGACACTTATAGACTCATTGGGGAATATGAAGTCAACCATTGCGCGAGCGCCGTTGGGCGTCTGCCGAACTTCAACTTGGGCACCTTCCGCATTTATGCCAGAAGCCTGAATGCTATTGCAGAAGCTAGAAAATATCTGTTCGTTTGTAACTACCTTGTAGCTGTCTGAAACAACGCTCATTACATCGTTCGTGCGCGTGTTGATTAAAGCCTTGCGCTTAGGAACTAGCTTGCCGCTTGCAGTGCGTAGCTCCTCTGACTCCACGTTAAACAACAATCCAGTGTTATCGATTTGGCTCATTAAATTTTCGTATACGGTCATGGTCGTTCTCCTTAGTCCCATTCTTTAAAGTTTTGCATTCTTTCGTTGCAGTCAAAGCCTGCGTAATACTCTGCTATTTGTGCGGCTGTCATGCGCTCCTCCGTAACGCGCTCGCCTTTGTATGTGCCTTCTGGATACCAATGCGGCTCTGGTCCCCGCCGGTAATAAGAATCAGCACTGCCCCTGTCGTATGGTGAACCGTGTTTTTTGTTCATCGCTTTCCCCTTGTGTTACTGGTTTAACGTGGTGCGTAACCACAAGAGCATTATCGCTCAATTGCAAAAAATAGCAACGAGTTAAATGCCTGGGAAAACAATCACTTACGCCCTCACGAACGCGGGGCGGTTAGATTTTTCTTATTTTTCTACTTTTTGTAGGCGTCTACGATTTGCGCGATAAAAGCAGACAGGTTAGGTCTGCGCTCTACAATAGATAAGTATTGATCGAGCGAGCAACCCTGCGCGTTTGCCATGTGGTTGAATACTTCTGGCACAGCTTCGGGGTTTTTTACCTGATGCTTTATGGCAAATACTTGCATCTTTTCTACTGGACACATAACGACCTCCAGATACGATGATGTTGTCAGTGTAGCATAACCTGCATGATCTTAGTTATACGAGACAATTTCGTAATCTGGATCGGTTTCTTTTGCCTGATACTCTAGCCGGTAATGCTTTGCAATTTCTTTGCGGATGGCATGTGTTGACTTAAAGATTTGGCGTGCTTTTTCTTTAAGCATTTCCATGTGGCCTTCCCCATAAACCGAAACAAGCCAATCACGAAATTCAATAGGTTGCTCTGTGAAGTAACGATGGTGGTAATGGCAAAGGGCTATGCAGTTATCCATAGACCAGCGTACTGACTTAAGCCTGCGCCCGTAAATATGCGCGGCCTCTAGCGTTTCTGCCTTGCCGCAATAAACGCATCTGCCATCACGCGCTCGCACTGCCTTACTAAACCAAATGTCTGCCTGATCCCGCTTAACCGCCATCGTTTGCGTGCTCTTTTGTAAATTTTCTTTCCCGCCCGATAGCTTTGTCGAAAAACTTGCACTTCAAACAAACCCAGCCGTGTAGTTTGCCTCCAATTTCTTCGAGGAAAATAGGGAATAGGTTAATGTTGCACTTCTGACATTTCTTCTGGAGTGAATTCAATGACTACATCTTCCACTGCTAATGCTTGTTGCCACGCCCCGCTAAACTCTTCGATTTCCATTGCGACAGTAACGCCTTCGGGAAACGTGTCTGTATATACAACTGTTTGTTTTTTATTTCCAATGTCTGTGATGCACCCGCCTATGGTGGCAGGATAAAACACGACTATGCCATTGTCTTTAGGCAGGGGGCAAGCAATGAGCATCATTTGCGCGGCCTCACTGTTATCCTTGACACTTCGCCTTCTATCTTATCGTAGGTTATGCACTTGGCACCGCGCTGACTTACGTAGCCGTGGGAGCTTGTGTAGTTATCGCGAGCGGCGAGGGTAGGATGTTGCTCTATAGTAGCGCCAGCGTCATCTAAAATGCGCTCATGGTGTAAATGTCCACAGTGTATGTAACAGTGCTGGCTCTCCCCCCATATTTTTCTAAATCGCGGCTCACTGGCAAATAGCTTTTGTAATTGCGCCATACGCATTTTATGCCCGTGATGAAAACCGAGCATAATTTCACCATGCTGGTAGGCGTAATATGGAAATTCGTTATCTATTACCTCTACGCGAGGATCATCTTGAAATCGATGTTTGATAAATTTACGCATCCATACACTGGAGGCTAAATCGTGGTTGCCTTCTGCCTGCACTACGACAACCTTACCAAACCTTTTCAGCATAAGATTAACGGCCTCCGTCATTACGCTGATAGCTAACTCTACTAGCTTGCTGTATCTATCATCGCCTGTGAGATGATGCCCAGAGGTAGGCGTTACCTGTACCAGCCCGTCCCAATGCAAAAAATCACCAAGCTGATTGAGTATTCCTGCCCCTGATTTTGGGCTACCGGAAATCATGTCATTTACTGCATTTAAAAAAACATCTCGTGCTATTTTTACGTCCCAATCATCGCCGTCTGAATCCTTCCACGCCTTCATGCCTAAGTGAAAGTCAGTAATAGTCAGCAGGGTTGCAAGATTTGCGTCTGTGTTGATAGGCGCTTTGGTTGGTTTAAATTTAGGCAATGCGTGGACAGAGTTGTTAATTGCCTCTAACAGTGCGTAATGCCTAGCCTCGTCATCTGCCTTGCTTTTGTACCAAGTCAGAACAGTGTTGCCGTCTGCGTCCTTTAGTTCTGAAGTGCCTGTGATCGCATAGTTTTTAGGGACTATTCCAGACCAACCGTGTTCTTCGCTATAACCTCTGCGGGCGGCTTTTTCTTTAACTGTTGATAGCACACCTTTGACTGCATCTCTGGTGCACCCCATTTCTTTTGCCGCTTGCCTTTGCGATATTCCATCTACCAAACAAAGGCTAACTATTTTGGCCTGCCTTTCTGTTGAACAGAACTGCTGTAGAGGATGCTCCATTGTGCCCCAGTTGCAAATGCCTATCCTAACGAGAATGCTATTTTACACTACTTTCCTAGCCTTACGTTGATGTCATATTTCTCTGCTAGAAGCTTAGAAAGGTACTCATAAACTTCATTTACCTGTTTTTTCGTAATAGCAGTTGTTGATTCTTTGCCGGTTAGAGCTTTCTGTATCGGCTTCCACATATACTCTTTTATCAATTCTTTTGTGGGCGATATTGGCACGCCTTCTTTAAGTACAGTTTTCATGTCTAGCCCTCGCGCCTCCATCTGCTTCGCAACCTCTCCGCAGTAAGCATGAATTCCATTATTTTGTTTTGTTGTTCGCGTGGGTTGAACAACCTTGAAACAAATGTCTTTGTTTTTATTTTTTTCTATATACGCAAGCAATGCTTTGCGGTGCGTTTCATTTCGGATGGACCATCCCTCACCGTCACTTTGCATAAACTCGCTCTCCCTTAAATGACATATAGCGCCCGTGCTCTTTTAGCATTTTTTCTCGGAAGGCAGGGCTGTTCATAAAGTCGTGGGTTATACAGTCAGTTGTATCCCAATCTCTCAAGCTAAACTTTTTTGCGCCAACAAGATCAGGGCTTCCACCCGTTCTATCTGCTCGGCTTAACCATGAGTTAACAAATCGCTTTACCCCTTTTGCCGTCTTGCGCTTGCTAGGGTTAGCCTCGCACCAGCAAGCCATTGCGTCTATCTCTCGATGCACATCTATATTTTGATACGCTCGTTGCCATTCAATTATATCGGCATCGGCTGGCTCCCAGTGCTTTCCGTCTTTAAGAATCATCTGCGCCTCCATACAAAGAATCGTAAACCTCACACTGTAAATTTTCTAATGCGGATACCCAGTCTTGCAAAGTATCTAGCTGGTCAATTGGGTGCATATCGAAAAACTCTGGATGCATAATAATGTCGCCATCAGGCTCAAAGTATGAAGTTACCAAGTCGCCAATTTTCAACCTGACTATTACTTCCTTATCCGTCATTTCATCACCGTTAGCTTGTTAAGCCCTTCCGTAAGATTAGGGAAATACTCATCTAGGTTAGTAGCTGAGCGCTTATGGCTGGTCTGCTCTCGCAGTCTGAAAAACCCATCATGCTCTGGGTACTTTTTCATAAATGCCCTAGCGTAAAATGCTGGATGGTTATTGCCTACCTTAAACTGCGTAACGCCATCACCGCCTGCATCCTTCTCCCAACGTATTCTCTCAAATACCGCTTTCGCTGAATAATGCTTGTACCGACGCCGAATCATTTGAAATGTAAAATCGCAAAACAGTTCCCAAACTTCTGGATG